TGAAAGAAATAGAATGTATAGCCAAATGTCATACATCATCAAAGGTGACTATGAAGGTTATGCATTTCAAAGTATTTTTGATGAAAATTCCATGATTTATAAAATATTGAAAGAAGCGAAAGGACGGTAATTGAAAATGAAAATTGAATTTATGGTTAGAATCAAAGACTTGGTTGATGCACACAGAACGAATGATGAACAGTGCATTGAAGCAATGACTGCGGTGCTTGAAAAGTGGAAATCCCCTGCACTTACGAATAAATACACCAGGGAATTTATTGCACAGTCCATGCAGGATGAACTGAATGAAACTCTTACCAGTTCGGTGAAGGTGGATGTTGTTCTGAATCAGAAGCTGAAAGCGGTCATTGCAGCGGTGAAAGAACAGTTGATGCCTGTTTACTTCAAGGACTTGGATAAACCTGCTGATTATGCGGTTCAGGTAAGCAATGCCCTGAAATTCCTGGAATATGAAGGTGATGAACTGACTGATGAAAGTGCATACATCATTCTGAAACCCTTCTTGGATGATTATGAGCAGATGCGGTTGTTCAAGAATGTCATTCAGAAGAAAGTCAACATCATTGATGCTTCTGGAAGCACCACTTTCCCCAAGACATTTGGGAAACTGAACAATACAGAAGTGTTCCTGAATATGTTCAGTGAAATTGAACTACTTGCTGAACAGCTTTTCATCCATCCAAAGAGAGAGGGCGAAGCATTCAACTTCTTTGGTACATACTTCACTGTCAAACAGGATGGTTATGAAGAAATAGCAGGTGAAATAGACATTGTGAAGCTTGCTGAAAGTGTTGAAGAAATGGCTGAACCCCTTCCTTCCCTAATTGAAAATTAACTTTCAAAAGCAAGGGAACAGGTGCAAAATACCTTGTTCCCTTGCTTGTTAGTAACAAGGTAGTAACAAAATCAGCATAAAAACCAGTAATTATAATGATTTGGTTTTATTGTTCGATAAATTTTCAATCAAGGGGGGGTGGTTCAGATGGGGAAATCAATAAAGGTTGACATTAAACAGCTTGGGAAGTTCAGGGATGAATTGGAACAACTGCATGAAGAACAAGTTCAGCAGTTCCTGGAATCCTGCACAAAGGAACTTGCAGCAAGGTTGCTTGCAAAGGTTATAAAAAAGACACCCACAGGTGTATATGATAAGCCTGTCAACTTCACCACAAAGGATGGAAAGCGGGTGTCTTTCACCCCACATCCAGGGAAAAAGGGCGGTACATTAAAGCGTGGATGGACTGCGAAAACAGAAGCACAAGCTGCAAGCGGTGGAACACCTGATGCTTTTACATATGCCCAATCCCTTAAAGTTCAAAAGGTTGGCAGCAATTATCAGATTGAAATTATAAATCCTGTCAATTATGCATCCTATGTTGAATATGGACACAGGACACCTGACCACAAAGGATGGGTTGAAGGGAAATTCATGCTGACTATTTCAGAACAAGAACTTGAAGCTGATGCACCAAGGGTGATTGAAAACAAGCTGCAACGGTTTCTTTCACAGTGTTTCAAATAAGGGGGGTAGTTTAATGCGCACAGAACAACAGATGAAGGCAAAGTGGTATTTACAACAGGCATTTAAGATAAATGAACTGATAACCAGTAAAATTGAAGAACTAAATGAATTAAAGATACTGTCAACAAGCTTACCAAGCACAGATTTTTCACAGGAAAGAGTTCAGAAAACAAAATCACTTGAAGCAAAGTTTACCAAGTATGTAATTAGCATTGTTGACCTTGAAAAGAAAATTGATGAAGAAATGGCACAGTTGATGGAACTAAAAATTGAAATTAGAGAAAAAATTCATCAGGTAGAGGATTCAAAGAGAAGGATTGTCCTTCAATATAGATACATGAATTTTATGAAGTGGGAAGAAATTGCAAAGAAAATGAGTTATAGCATAAAACAATTACACAGAATTCACAATGATGCTTTGACTGATATTTCAGTCTTCATCAGTTAGGGGATTTTTATGAATAATAACAGGTTAGTAACAAAATCATTGAAAAAGCCTGTGTTTTCAGGTAATGAAATATATCAATCCATAAATTGGGGGTGCAATGGTCATGAATCCAAATATTGAAGTGGTCAATGAAAATCTTTGGGTGGTCAACTTTGGGCATATTCGCATGAACTGGGTTGATGGTCTGCGTTACCTGGATGAAAAGGATGATTGCAGCAATTATGCAGGACTGTCTGATGATGGGAAATTGATTGTCAACAAAGAAACTGAATACAGCACCACCATCATTGGACTTATGTCTTGCCTGATGCAGCGGACTGATGAAGAACTTACCGCTTTATCTGTAAGTGCAAAGAAGCAGATGAACAATCCTGAAAAAGCTGATGTTGCAAAATTGACACATTGCATGATTCAGTGGGAAATCAAAAGGCGGTCTGTTCAAAAAGAGTATAACAAAAGGCACAAGCTGCTTTTCGTTATAAATAATATCAAAGAAAGGATGGTGAAAAAATATGGCAACAATACAAACAGTGATTCAGTTGATTGATAGAATATCTGCACCAATGGGTTATATGGCTTCATCCGCTGATAGGCTTTATACTGCTTTGGACAGGGTTGATGATTCAATGAACTTTAACACCAGTGGACTTGAAGCAGCGGAAATGGAAGTCAATCGGATAAATACAGCATATGAACAGACAGAACAAAACATTAGGAGCAATGTTGAGCAGCAAGAACAGTTGAATGAATCCATGAACCAGGGTGCAGCCAATGGAAACAAGCTTCTGTCATCCGTCAAGAAGATGGCTGCTGCATATGTGACCTTTCAAACAGCAAAAAAAGAAATTGAAGTGTCTGATAAGGTAGCAATGTCAGAAGCAAGGCTTTCCCTTCTTGTTGATGATGGCGGTTCTGTTCAGGAACTGGAAAACAAAATCTTTGCTTCTGCGCAAAGGTCAAGTTCAGTTTACCAGGACAATGTTAATAGTATATCCAGGCTTGGACTGCTTGCAGGTAAATCATTTAGTGGAATGGATGAAATAATTACCTTTCAGGAACTAATGAACAAGAACTTCATTGTTGGTGGTTCGTCAGCAACGGAACAAGCATCTGCAATGTATCAGTTGACACAAGCAATGTCAGCAGGAAAGCTGCAAGGTGACGAATACCGAAGCATCATAGAGAATGCCCCCTTGCTTGCTAATGCAATTGAAGATTATATGGTGAATGTACAAGGGGCAGAAGGTTCAATGAAGGATTGGGCATCCGAAGGATTGTTGACAGCTTCTGTCATCAAAAATGCATTGTTCAGCACCGCTGATGATGTGGATGGAAGGTTCAATGAAATGCCAATGAATTTTGGTCAGATATGGACAAGCATTCAAAACAAAGCACTATTTGCCTTTGACCCAATTCTGAAAAAGCTGAATGAAATTGCAAATTCAGAACGATTCAATCAATTTGCAGATGGGGTTACAAGTGCAATAGTTGCTGTTGGCGGTGTTTTAAATTGGATATTTGGTTTGATTGGTGATGTTGGTGGTTTTCTATATGAAAACTGGTCAATTATTTCACCAGTGATTTATGGTGTGGCTGCTGCACTTGCGGTATATGCAGGTTATTTGGGTATAGTAAATGCCCTTGAACTGATTAGTGCAGCAAGAAGCGGTGTAATGGCTGTTGCAAAGGGAATTCTGGCAACGGTTACCTGGGCTACCACATCAGCAACCTGGGCACAAGTCACAGCACAAATGGGATTGAATGCAGCAATGTATGCCTGTCCTATTACCTGGATTTTAATAATTATTATTGCAATCATTGCTGCATTGTATGCGGTTGTTGCAATAATCAATAAGGTTGCAGGAACATCAGTCAGTGCAACAGGCATTATATTTGGTGTTTTTTCAACACTGGGTGCTTTCCTTTGGAACTTATTCCTGGGATTGTTAGAATTGGTCTTTGGCATTATTGAAGCACTGGTCAACCCATTCATTAAGTTTGCAAACTTTATTGGGAATATATTTGCAAACCCAATATCATCAATCATCTATATGTTCCAAGGGATGGCAGATGGGGTGCTTGCTGTACTGGAAAAAATTGCATCTGCTATGGATTTTGTGTTTGGGTCAAGCATGGCAGATACAGTTGCAGGATGGCGGTCAGGTCTGAAAGACATGGCAGATTCAGCTGTTGAAAAGTATGCACCAAATGAGAACTATCAAAAAGTCATAGATGAACTTGATTTGAGTGTTGAAAATTTGGGGCTGAACCGATGGGCATACAGTGATGCTTGGGATGCAGGATATTCAGCAGGTGAAAATCCTGCATCCCAAGCATCAC